AGCTAATAAATCCAATTGATCACGATGAAGACAAGATTCCGTTCTGATGAACCAGCACGTAATTGATCTCTTGCTTGATAATATTAAGCGTAACCTTGAAGACTATTGTAACCAAGACTTTACAGATGTTCCGTTTTTTAAAAAGATTACAGCTACTAGATACAATATAAACCTTGAAACATTTGAAGGTATGGTGCAAAGAGAAATTAACTTTCAAAATAGGAGTTTAGATAATGACTATTTATGTTTGTGATAACTGTAATGAATTAAAAGACGATGACTGGTCGCCTTGTTCGGACACTAAAACGATGGACTGGGTTTGCGAAGACTGCTTGCCAGATGTTGAGGAAGAAGAAAATGAGCGGGCCAGTTAAATTTACTCCGTCTAATTTACAGCATCGCGGTACTGCTTATCAGAAGTATCACGAACGAATGATAGGCGGCTCGAAAAGGTTTATAGCTAATGAGCCTTGCCCGATATGCGGAGAATATTTAAGAGTGTGGAGAACTCAGCGAGGGGGTGCAAAAACGTCAGCTTGTGCTAGCTGCTTACAGGAAAGGAAAAACAAAAAAGCAGATAAAGTTAAATGCGATAAACGCAGAGCAATAGAAGAACACCAAAACAAAATGGGAAATTACTATGACTATCTATAAGAAAATAGCAACAGCACGAATTAAGCTACAGGGAATGCCGCTAAAGAAATCTGGGCATAACAAATTCGCAGGTTATAACTACTTTGAGCTAGGTGACTTCTTACCTGCTTGTAACGATATATTCGCAGAGCTAGGCTTGTGCGATGTCATCACTTTCACTAGCGAAACAGCTTCTCTCAATATATTTGATTCAGAAAGCGGAGAGCAAGTTATGTTTTGCTCACCAATGGCCTCAGCTAACCTAAAAGGCTGTCACGATATTCAAAATCTAGGAGCAAGCCAGACTTATCTCCGCAGATACTTATGGCAGACAGCTATGGGAATGGTTGAGCACGATGCGCTAGACGCTTCTAAACCCGACCAGCCTAGCCGCGAAGAGTTATGTGCTAATGCGGTACACGCACACATTGAGTCGCTAACGTATATCCGAAGAATGTTAGGCGATCCAACACCTGAGAATATTGCACTAGCTAAAGAAGCGTTCGGTGAGATACCTGATGCTGACCAGCGAGCTATGTGGGTGGCCCCAACTAAATGCTCTACTGCATTTTTAACAACCGAAGAACGCAGACTATTAAAAGGGGCTTAAGGTGAGTAAAAAAATTACTAGATACGAAGATTCAAAAACAATAACCAACGAATACATAGAACTTGGTGATACAGTATGTGGACAGGCCATAACCCAAATATGGGTTAGCTCGGTGGGGTGTCCAATGTTTGTCATAGGTGGTAGGCAATACTCTTGGACGGAGCTATTGTTAGCACTGCCAGATGAGAATATGAATAAACATATCGAACTCGTAAAGAAATGGCTAAACGATCCAAGCAGCGTGACAACAGAAGAATTGAGAGCTAATAGAGATTCTGCTTTAGATACACACGCTAAAGACTTTGCCGACCATACTGCTTATTCATATGCACAAGCCAAACCCTTTGCCGACAATACTGCTTATAGTGCCGCTTATTATAATGCTTATAATGCTGCTTACTATGCTTATGTTGCTTCTAATTGGAATGGCAGTGATATTGCCGCTGGATACGTTAAGAAATACGAAGAACTAACAGCGAAGAAATGCAATGAATAAGCATATTGAATTGGTAAAGAAATGGCTAGACGATCCAAGTAGTGTGACAGTAGAGGAGCTGAAAGCTAACGCTACTGAGGTTGCTTATTTGGGTTATGTTGCTGATGCCGCTACTTGGGCTGTTGCTGTTGCTGCTTACCCTTCTCGGACTGGTAGTGATATTACCGCTGAATACGTTAAGAAATACGAAGAGTTAACAGAGCAGAAAGACAATGAATAAACATATAGAGCTTTGCAAAAAGTGGTTAGACGATCCAGATAGTGTGACAACAGAGGAACTGGAAGCTAACGCCGATGCTGCATCGGCTGTTGTTACTGCTCTTACTAATGCTGCTTCTGATGCTGTTTGGGCTGCTTATGTTGCTGCTACTTATGCTAAATCTGCTCGTAGATGCGCTAAGATACACGAAGAACTATTAAATGAGAATCTCTGACAGGTTAAAGATGAGGATAGTTAAAATGCTGCACTTTACACAGTTAAACTACTCCGAAATTTCACGCTCGCTAGGTGTCCGTAGAGAAGTGGTTTATAAGATTGCTAAAGAAGTAAAAGACGATAAGCCGCTAACTGATGAGGAGCTGGCTTGCAGTAATACAACAAAAGGTTTTATGAATTATTTAAGGAGAGGTAACAATGAATAACAATAAAGCTCTTAATAAGTTAGATATAAAGGAATGGGAAAGCCTGTTTAAGTTAAGAGATGCTTGGATTAAAAGCGATGATGTAGAACCAGAAATAGCAAGCGATCTTTTTTATACTACGGCTCGGTATTTAGCGAATAAGCAAGAGGCTAGGCGAGATGGATGATGAGGATTGGTTCGAGGTTATTGTTGGTTTAGTAATAATCGGTGTTGGTTTTATTTTTATAATTCAAACTTTACATTAAGGAGAAGAAAAATGAGCGAAGAAAATTCTGTATATATTGCACTGGCGTTGATGTTTGTTTCAGTAGGCGCGTGGTTTACACACATTATCCATTGTCTTATCCACGCTAAGTATCTTTTACTTATTGCTGGCGCGTTTATGTTCCCTGTAGGGATTATCCACGGCATAGGCATTTGGTTTGGAGTTAGCTGGTAATGGGTACCAAAGGGATTGATCAGCGCCCTTATGATCGAGATAAGTTTAATAATAACTTTGATGCTATTTTTGGAAAGAAAAAAGAAAAAAAAGAGGAGGTGAAACTTGAACGAAGAGGTAATACAGGAAGGCGATCTTATGATCGCAATAAAGAAAGCACCTGATGACGAGTCGTATTTTTTATTAATATCAACCGACCAGACAACAAGTATTTTTGATGTTGGTGATAAAGACGACCTAAAAGCATTGAGTGAGATATTTTTAAATCTTAGAAATTCAATAATTGACTTAACAAGGGAGTTACATTAATGATTACTTTAGTTGAAGCGAAAGAAGGTTTTGAAGAAAAAAAAGAGAAAGCCTTTAAAGATAAGCAAAAAGTCACTCAATACAATAGGGTTAAGCAGCACTTAGAATCAGGTAAGACGCTAACAAGATTAGAAGCGCTAAATGAGTTAGGTATTATGAATCCGACTGCACGAATATCAGAATTAAGAGCAGATGGAATACCTGTAGAGACAAGAATGGTTGGCGTTTATAACCGATGGGATGCAAAAGTTAAGGTTGCCCAATGGTTTATAACTGAGCCAGAAAACCCTTTAGTAAGACGTAACCGCAGCTAGGCAGAGGCTTCCTTGCGCTGCCGCTGGTCAGCGTTACCTAGCAACCAGCAAACCTTTTAATTAACTAAAGAGAGTATGACTATGCAATACGATGACAACAATAAAGGCGCACTATGGCCAGCTAAAGACCGAGCTTCTGATAAGCACCCACACTTCACTGGTAAAGCTATGGTAGGCGGGGTTGAGTATTATGTTTCAGGTTGGAAGCGCGACCCTAACAGCAACCCAAAAGCACCCTCTGTTAAGTTTAGCTTTAAAGCAGTAGATGACGTTAAGGCGCAAACTATGCAGCAAGTACCACAGCAGACGCAGCCAGCTCAAGCAGCGCCGATTGACTTTGATGATGACATTCCATTTTAGGGGAAGGGTGCGTAAAGGTGCGTGAATTTATAATCAACCCAGCTAATCAAGATTCTGTTGATGACTTTGTTAGCTATTTAGATGGAACTCTGCGAGACAGTGGCTTACTTAAAGTCACTGTTAAGCAGGTTAAAGACAGGTCACTGTCGCAAAATGCTCTACTGCATATATGGTTTAGAGAGTACGCAGCAATGCGCCTCAATAAACCCCTCAAGAAGGTTACTCAAGACGATACCGATTCTATTAAGTTACTCGTTAAACAAGCCTGTTACGGTGATATGAAGTACGACTGGCTATGCCAACGCGTGACTAATATAGACACTGGCGTTTCAGCTTTTGTCTTAAGGTCTACCAGTAGATATGACAAAGGGGAAATGTTTATGTTTATGGAGTGGTTCCAAGCGTTCGCAGCACAAAAAGGTTTATTACTTGAATCAATGGGTGAATACGGGAGATTAAAAGATGAAACCAACCAGTAGAGATAAATGTGAAAGCTATAAAGATATTTGCGAGGTCAGGTTCTTACTTTATATGGCGTACCAGTGCGATAGCGTGACAGAAAAAAAGAAGTTAATTGATGACG